CTGCTACTGTAGTAAGGTATTCTCGGCTTATCTACGTGAGTTGACCGAGCATGTAGATTGTGTGTGTAATTGTAGTAGTAGATTGTTTCTTTAGTGGTACGGCAACCGCCGAGTCTTACTCTATCCTCTTCGTCGGCAGCGTCAGATGTGTATGAGAGACCGCTCCTGTGGCATCTTTGTCTGTGAACCCATGTCCATTGCCTCTGGTTGCTTGTTGGTTGGTCTGCGTAGTCCCATGAGGTCGTACACTTCCTTCACTGTGTCATCCTTGTACTCAGGAGCAACTTGCATAAGCGTAAGAAGATTCTGGATAGTAACTGGCACATCTAACTTCTCGTTGGTCATGTAGATACGAGTCTCTACGTTCTTAGCAATGATGTCTTGGAGAAGTGTGATAAAGAGAGAACCCTTCTTCTTAATTATGTCGGATGCTTGTCGGTTAGCTTCATCAAAGGCTTCCTTAGAAGGAACCATGTTCTGTGCTTTCATTTCCTCTAGGATAGTAACAGCGTGTGCAGATACAACATCTTCAATCACATCATCAAGTGCGTCTCCTGAGATTCGTACTACATCACCAACGGTTACACCCTCAGCCCATATAGGAAGTGCATGACGGTCAAGCCACCTCTCTACGAAGAATGAGATAGCATCTTTAGCCATAGAGAAACCTGTCTTTGCATTAGCGTTAGAGATAGCAGTTGAGGTGGCGGTAGCAGACGCAGGAAGTGTCTCACCAGCAGTAACATCAAACGACTGTGTGATTCTCTGTCCCCATGCCCGAATAACTTCTTCATCTTTGTAGGAAGTCTGGTCTGGACCACTAATCTGGAACTGCTCAATATCATCCATCTGATTAACCGAGATAGCACCATTAGAAGGCAACTTAGAAAGGATAGAGGGAGTAATACCCTGACCCTTACGAATCTTAAAGAGACCAAGCTGTGAGACATAAGAACGGTTGATACGAATGTTCACAACAGTGTTGAGATATTCTTGGAGAGCAAGCAATCTTTCTGCTGGACCAACACCATACCAACGACCTTGTACTACAGCATAGCGACATTCCTCATAAGGTCTAACAGGGTTACCGTTGTAGTCCTTCTTGTTGTTTCTTTCAATGAGGTGAACGGTTGGCTTACCAGCTTGTAGCCCTGATACTACGATATGACCCTCAATCATACTTGTATCTGATTTCTTTCCCGTTACAAGGTACTCAGGAATAAGACCCCATGTCTCCCAGACATCGAGTTCGTCTACAGTCTTGTTCTGGGCCATCATCGCACCAGTATCTCCATCGTTAGCATTCAGTGTAATAGAACCAACAAGCCCTGATGTGTTCTCCCAACCACTCATCTTAGCTACAGCAGAAGGTGTAGAGAGTGAGCGTTCGGTAACACGGAGAGCTTCTTGAATAGAGCGAGCCTGTGGGTCAATGTAGAAGTTAAGAAGGTCTACTGGTTCGTAGCGAAGGTTCTTACCTTGCTTCCATGTCTTACGCACAAATGTACCATCAATACAAAGTGTACGTTCATCAGCATCGAGTGATTCACCCCACATCATCTTGTCTAACTTCTCGTGAGCTACACCACGGACAACCTGAGTAATAGATTCTCCTTCAGGATTCCTAGCACGGAAGTTTACATCCTTAGCATCGAGGTCAATGTTCTTCACAATATCCTCTACGGTACTCATGGTAAGACCAATCCAAACCTTCTCTCTTTGAGTACGAGAATCAACGGGGTCATCAAACACTCCCCAGTAGTTCTTACGGACAGTACGAATCAAATCTCTCATCTTAAACCCAACCTTATCAGTAACCCACACTACAGCATCTTCCCAGTTCTCACGTTCACCATCTACAATCTGTATAGCTTCTTGATAAATCTCGTCTTTGGAGAAAGTTTTTCTTGACATACACTGAGTGTAAATGACGTTATGTAAAAAGTCTATTTATAGGTAGAAGCGTAAAGCCCCCATTCCTCATCATAATCATCTGCAAGTATGGTAGCTACAGTCTCAATAGCGTACCTCATAGCATCTAATAAGTGGTCATCACTCTTATCTGGTACGTTCGGTGAAATAGGCAACCCCTCTTTATCAAACTTCCACATGTACTTCTTATACTCCTTGAGAAGATTAACAGAGCGTCTACTCACAGAGATTCTTTGACTTTGAACAAGTTGTATTCCTGTACGCACCGAGTCCCTTCCCTTCTTGGCGGGTATAACAGAACACCCATAGAGCTTGAGTTCATCGATACTCTTTGGTTCAGCTGAGTCAGCTACCACTAATGCTCGGTCTAGGTTCTTCAGTACATCAGCTATCTGCTTGTTACTGAGTCCCTTCTCATAGCACACTTCATCTAAGATGAAACCCCCATCGTACTTGTACACAGCTACAATCGCAGTAGGGTCATTGGTATATCCGAAGTCTACACCATAGCGTTCTAGTCGTGCTTCAAATGGTACATCATCAACAACTCTCCATCCTGTGTAGATACGCCCTTCAATCTCACCAAGCAACCCTTCACCATATACTCGCCACCAACTCTTGTTACCTTTACGTTGCTCTAGTGCTTCAATAATTCTCGCATCTAACGATTCATTATCTTTATAGGTAAGAATAATATGTTCAACATCTTTACGATACATCTTCTCATTAGACTTATCTATCATCTGGTAGAACCAGAACTCCTCAGAAGGGTTCCAGTCTAGAATAATAAACTCCTTAGTACGTATCTCTAGTTGTGAGAACGCCTCATAAGGTACGTTGTTACACTCATTAACAAACAACCTATCACGTCTAGCCCCCTTTACCTTCTCTGGTTGCTCTACTCCGAAGAACTCTATCTTACTTCCTGTTTCAAACTCGTAGGTAAAGTCACTCCTATTCCACCTATCATCTACATAGTACCCATGCTCCCTCATAATATTCAAAAAGTCTCGCATCGCACCTCGCTTCAAATGAGGTAATGATTCAGCTACTACAGAGGTGAGTGTTGGTATCTCATCTGTCTGCGCTCTCGCTATAAGATACAGTAAGGTAGCTATTGTCTTACCCGCAGAAGAACCACCCTGTATTCCTCTAATACGAGCATTCATACTCGCAATCTTCTTTGTCGCTGTTGTTACACTATATGCCATATTACAGTTCAGGTAACTCCTGTTCAGCCCACTGACCAAGAGAGTAATCACTAATAGATACATTATCTACAGGCTGTTTCTTCTCCTTCTCAATAGCATCTACTGTAGAGTGAGCTATTACAAACTTAGTAACAACGTATATCTTTTTCATTGAGAATATAATAACACATTACTTTTAGATTGTTGTCCACATGAGTCTACAAAGTGAAAAAATTTTGTGTGTACCAGTATATATATATTCTCTCCGCGATGAAGTCGACGGGGTACCACCCATCACCACACTTTCACCACATGTAAAGGTTAATGTCGTACAATAATCATTTTGCGACATTGCCGATGCTTATTTATCAATGCTTTTTGGCTGTTCTACTGTACTCACTACCTTTGAGAGGTCTATTATAGGCTGTGGCAGCGCTACATTAACGTTGACTACGTTGCCACTGTTGTACTTATCTCTAGCGATGAGTAACTTCTCACGTAAGAATTCACTTTCTTTCTGTTGTATAGCTACTAAACCCTTGTTAATACTACCATCTGGGTTAGTTGTAGACATCGACATGAGTCTATCGCTGAACGTTTCAGCTTGTTTTAACATTCGCTGTGTTTCCCATGCATTCCACTTGTCTTGTCGTTTCTGGTAGTTGTTGCTTTTCCAATCATAAAGTGTGTTCTCATTTATCGCAAGCGTTTTTGCAACCTCTCTTGTTTCGCTACCTTTCAGCACTTCATTTCGTATTTGTAAGAGTAGTGTATCTGTGAGTAGTGTTTTTGTACCTCTTTTTGCCATGCTTAGTATTGTGATACATTATCGTGTAACTGTAAAGAGTAGCTATACACTTGTAGAATAGTATTGCAATAGACGGGAGTTTATCGAGAAGCGTTGATGTGGGTTGAGATGCTTGTTCGTTGCTTCTCTCAACACCCTAATGCTTCGAGTTTACTAGTTTTATAGTGAAAAGTAAAGAGTAGACAATGCTGTAATAGTGTTGTGTAGTAGTTATCCACAGTTTTATACTTGCATTACTCTTGCATGTATACACTAGCTATGATACTATGTATACATAAGCAATACAGCTTATACATACTAACTAATAATTACATACTATGAAAAACACTATACACATTATAAAAACACTAGCACACGTATCACTCACTCTCTTTGTAGTCTGGGTATTCTGTGTGTTGCTACTTTCTATCTAATAAAACACTATGTACAACGTAACAATTAAAAGAGAAACAAGTGCATACAATAAGTATATGTTGTGGCACGTTTCAGGTGTGGCAACAACTACAGGGGCGCGTTTTTCGCGTCATTATAGAACATTAAGAGAAGCTATGGAAAGACATAGTAACAACCCACTTTATACCATTGTGGCAATAATAAAATAAAAACACTATGCAACTACAGGAATATACATACAATAGGGTGAGATATACAGTTGACTACAGGCTCTCACAGTTTCGCTCAAAGGATAAATGGGGGCGCATACACTTTATAGAGTTTGTCGATTATTTGGGTGAAAAAATACTTTGAAAGATGATTAAAGACGGGGTGTTAGATTACTCACAAGCTAACTCAAAACACTTGA